TAGTTGACTGGCTGGTACTAACTGTAGTAGTTTTTGTAGTACTCCAACTTGTAGTCCATGCAGAGTTCCAGCTAGTGGTCCAGGTTGTCGTTGTTGCCTGACTAGTTGACTGGCTGGTACTAACTGTAGTAGTTTTTGTAGTACTCCAGCTGGTAGCCCAATCTGTGGTCCAGCTGGTTGACCAGCTGGTGTTTGTTGATTGACTTGTTACTTGTGTTGTTGATTGGGTAGTGCTTTTTGTTGTACTCCACACCGTTGTCCAACTAGTATTCCAACTAGTTGCCCAACTAGTATTAGTTGCCTGACTAGTTGACTGACTGGTACTAACTGTAGTGGTTTTTGTAGTACTCCAGCTGGTAGTCCAGCTACTAGTCCACGTTGTTAGCCTGGTCCAACTTCCCAGTAGAATTCTGGATGTCATTTTGCATCCTTTGCCAGTATAAATCCTGTCCAAGTAAGTCCAGCATCGTGTGTATAAAAGCCCAATACATCACGTCCACTAACTGTTAAGGTTGGTGCTACACCACCGGGCCACGTAATTCCAGTCCACCAAGTAATAACGTAAGCCCCAGCATTTGTTAACTCTAACACAAAACTGTGAGTTGTTCCTGCTGCGGCCATGTTTGTTACAGTAAATGTAGTATTTGCAGTTATGGTTTTTGTAAATACATTACCAGCCGTTAGATTAATAGAGCTGTCACCTAAAGCTACCCGTACTTCTCTTAGTCCTGCAATTGTTGGTGCGGTTTCGTATACAACACCGTCAGAACCTGTTCCAGTAGATGGTTGAATGGTTATTGTAACTGGACCGTAAACTTCTGAACCAACTTTAAAGCGCATTACGTATGTGCCTGTTAGTCCAAACTCGCTTCCAGGTAGTAACGAGTCAGCACTTCCAGTAAAGTCAGTAGTAGTACTAGTTGTGGTGTAACTTCCACCATTAATACTCTTAAATATCTCTGTGTTAGGTGCTACATTTGTAAATGATATTTTTATATACGACGCGGTGTCTAGTGTAGCTGTTGGATTTGTTACTTGTATCTTGCCTTTATACGGCATAAACCAGTTATCTGGATTGTACTTACGGAAATTCCCTGATTCAAAGGTTACAATATCGTGATCGCCGCCACTAACCGTAGTGTACCCGTCACCACTAGAAGTTAGCACAGTTTCAAACGTGCTTGCTGACGTGCCTAATATAGACCCTGCGTTGGAATAAAAATTAGGTAATAGTGTACTAATGCTTGAGTTTGCTAACAGTCCGTACGCTACGTCGTTTGCAATTAGTTTAGACCCTTCAGCATTGTGATGTAATCCGTCAGGTATAAACAGCCCCAGTCTTCCCACTTTCCAATGGTTGTAAGTAAAGTGTCCGTTTATAGTTGACAGCGCTTTAATACTGGTGTCAAGTGCTACCCAATTTGTGGCTTGAGTTTGTATTGTACTAGACACAGAGTTATCCGCGATTTCGCTGGTAAAACAGTTTGCTAAAATTCCGCTGGAGTTTAGGGTCCATTTAATAGGAATTACACCTTTGTTTTTTAAGGTGGTTGGCGTGAAATTAACATTATCGTACCACACCTCACTGCCGTATATTATTTTTGCGTTAGGTAGTCCGTTGCGTAGGGCCTGATATAAGCTAGTACTGTCTGCGATAATTTGTGCTTGAGTTCTTCCGCTTGCTACATCGTTTAGCCCTAACATAACAATAACTATGTCTGGGTTTTGTTCAATACACTCCTGTACCATAGTATTACTACCGTACAAGGCATTAGTGTATGCGGTATAGTAAGTACTACCGCCTTTTGCCAAATCTGTAAACTCGCAGCGATCACCAAATTGATTTATATAGTTGCTTAAATACTCAACCCAATGTCCTGTTCTAGCGGGATTTTGCGCACTAAGAGAATCTCCTATAACCGCTATCTTTACCAGATTTAAAATTGAGGCACCAGTAATGTTACCGCTTCCTAGTAGACTGGTATTATTTATTCTTTTTAACTGTGAATTTTCGAATCTACTAGTAGTTGCGTTATACGCTAGTGTATCTCCACTAGACAATGAGCTTAGCTGTACTAATTCGTCATTTTGTAGTTTGCTACCTAGGCTAACTCGGACCTGTAGTACACCTGCGCTACTATGCGAGTTAACTACAGCAGCAACAGTAATCTTGTTATTAGGCGCAGCCGGCATAGTTGACGTAAAGGCACCTGCAGTAGTTGCGCTTGCATACAGTACAGTACTAGCAGCCCAGGCGGAGGTATTTAAGTTATAGATTGTTCCGTGATCTATTACAAAGCCGTCGCCACCATCAGGTATAGTTTCTGATACAACACCCATAAAATATTCGCTGGGTGTTGTGCCATTTGCTAAAAATGGTGCGATCAGCAGCTTACCGCTGCTGCCGACTGTACCTACAAAACCAACTAATGTGCCTTTGCTAATTGATGAGCCGGTTTGGTTTTTTACATAAAAACCCTGATTGCCGCCAACTTCTACAATATACTGTGATATACCATTATCTCGTTTTAAGAAAAGTTTGCCGTCATATGTATTAACAGCAAACTCTCCTAAATCCAAATCTGTAGTAAGAGGTACTTTTCCTTCTACACTGCTACGTTTTACTGTTATTTTTGCCATACGGCTACCTTTCTTGCTTATATAAGCACGGTAAATTAATTAGTATGTACCACCATCAATAGCACTAATTGTAGCCAAACCTGATGTTACTGTAAATTGATTAATATCAAACTGTGCTAACCCTTTTACGGAAGTGCTTGCTGTTGGAATTGCAGCAGAACTGATTGCAGTAATCAAACCTTTGGCATTTACTGTCACAGTTGGTACTGTTACAGTGTCACCAAAGCTGCCTACATTACTATTAACTGTAGCTAATGTTAGTGCTGCACTTACGTTAGTACTGCCGTCAAAAGAACTTAGTGTTGCTGTGGCATCGCCAGTTAAACTTAAATTACGTGCTGTAGCTAGTTTAGTTGTGGTGTCAGCATTACCTTTTAATGCACCATACACGTTAGCAACATTTAAATCTTTGTTTAAATTCCAACGATCGTCTGCGCTTGTGTAAGTGAGCGTAGCAGCAGCCCCACCGATTGTAATACCCGCACCATTGGCTTGAGCAGAGTTTGCAGCGTCTTTTGCTAGTAAAATATTAATATCAGATACTGATACTTCTGTAGAATTAACAGTGGTTGTTGTTCCTTGAACTGTTAAATTACCTGTAATTACAGCATTACCAGATATATTAATATTTGTAGAAGTAATGTCATCACTGTTTAAGGAACCATTAACAGTGACATTATTAAAGGTTACATTGTCAGTTGTTCCAACAGCTTGGCCGATTGCAAAACTTACTTGATTATTTGTTACAGTAGTGGTTACTCCAGTACCGCCGGCAAAAGTTAGTGTATCAGTACCAAGAGTAACTGAATCAGTGCCAGTAGTACCAGCAATATTCAATGACGTAGCTATACTAATAGAGGCTGTACTTACGGCGGTAATAAGACCTTTGGCGTTGACAGTTATTACAGGTACAGTAGTAGTGTTACCATACGTACCCACATCACTATTAACTGTAGCTAATGTTACTGCAGCGCTTATATTAGCACTACCGTCAAAAGAGCTTAGTGTTGCTGAGGCATCACCAATTAAACTCAAGTTACGAGCTGTGGCCAGTTTAGTCGCCGTGTCAGCATTGCCAGTAATATTAGCTGCTAAATTACCACTACCATCACGCTTAGCCAAAGTATTCGGTGTTGCTAAACTAGTAGCGGCTGTAATCATGTCAGTAAAGTATTTACCTCCGATTACAACGTGGTTAACGGCGTTGCCGGCCGTTTCTGTACCCATACCGATGTATAGTCTGTCTCCACCATTACTACCATTATCGGCTAAAGCACTGTAAGCTAGCTCACCTGCGGCTAATACTGCTGGATTCCCACTAACTTCGCTGCGCTTAATTCTTAATATTGAACTCATTTAAAATTCTCCTTAGAACTGACCAGCTTCGAAAATTTGATTTTCTAACTTGTTAGTTGCTGTCCAGGTTTGTGTGGCGCTATCATATACTAGTACACCACCATTCTGTAAGTTTGTAAGGTCTATATCCGCTAAATTACTAACTGATATAGCTTGAGGAGGCGGCATAAGTCCAGTAACTACAGTTGTAGCTTTTTTATCTTCTACAATAACCGTGCCATTATCACATGATGTCACTACTATCTTGGTCATCTTGTTACCTCCGGCACTAGAGTAAGATTACCTACTAGGAAAGGTACTACTTCATTTGCAGTATACAGCTCTACACTATATACTGCTGTTACGAAATTAAATTGACTAGTAGTATTGGCGGAAAGCCGTACTGTGATAACTTTCTGAACATTGTCTATTAATATTTGACCACTATCACTAGTAGCTTCGTAGATAACCTCAGGACTATCTACAGTTTCTCTTATTTGCATTCTAGCTTTGTAGTTGGCTATAGGTACTGGCATATTATACTCAACTACTCCACCACTAGTATATGCTGAGTAAAGCAAACTATTAACTTGATTTATTGTGATAGTATCGTTTGTTGTAGAAGTACCAATATAGTACCCATCTCCTACACTGTTTATTTCTTTCATACCACCTGCACCAACTACTTTAAATCTCCAATTAGTTGGCATATCGTGATTGTTACTTGTGGTAATTACACAAGGAGCACTTTTAGATATGTTGCTGATAGGTGCATAAACCTTTGTTAATGATTCCCATCTGTACGTTTCTTCAAATGTGCTGCCTTGATACATTTTATAGTTAATTTTAGCTGGCTGCATTTGCTGCCTCCTTAGCTTCTTGTAATATAGCTAGTTGTTTAAAGGCATTTAGTTGATTAGTCAAAGCTACTACCTCTGTTTGTAGCTTGTCATTTTCAATACATAATTTACGAAGTTGCGTATTTAACTGAATTATTTCTTGTTGAAGCTTGCTTAATTCTTTGCTAAGTGTAAGGTTTTGCGCACTCATGCGGTTAAGTTCTTCATGCATTAATTCTAGCACACTAGTTTCAGTACTTGATATAAGCCAGTCCTTCATAAGTTTTTTTATACCAAATACTAGTGCAATTACTGCTAATGCCACCACAGAGATAGTTTGTAGTACTGTATTGCTATCTACTTCCATATTTTACAGTCTCCTATACTAGCAGTAATATAAATATTTCTGCGATTTATAATCTATGTTATGCCGATTATAACTGTCTGCTGCTTGATTAGAGCTTTTGCAGACACTTATAAACATTTTTGTATATTATACCATAAGGGCATGTTTTTGTCAATGCAAAAAATACCCTGCCCATTTTCATGGGCAGGATTATTAGTACTTATTATATTGTATTGTAATATGTCTATTGCGATATATTGACACCAACGTTAGGTTGGCTTAATTCAGCTGTATCACGCTCTACAGCAGTTTTTATATATAAAGAATATAGTATGTTATATAAATATAAATGTGTTGCAGTTTTGCCGGTTTCAAGACCTGTACTTGGATCTAGAATAGGAAAACTGGCCTCTGGATCAAATTTTTTAGATATATATATCCAACGTATTTAGTTATTTGTGTATCTTGAAGCGGTATAATGTCTTGTTCATCAAACCTAATCCACTTGTCGCTTGAATTTAGCGAATTATAAATATGTATTTCATGACAACGTCTCCACATTGTACCAATAATGTCTTGTTCTTTATAATTCATTATACATCCTTAGATTCTAAAACCGCCAATTTCAGTAAAGCTACATCAATTTTTTGTTTTAACATTTCGTTTTCATCAATTAGTTCTTGTACTGCTTTTACAAGGTGAACATGAATTGTGTCAGGTGTAATTGCTAATAGGTCTTGAGAATCTTGAGGTAGGTTGGGTAAAGGTATTACAGCTTCTGGAATGTAGTCTTTTACATTTTGCGCAAAATATCCAATATGTACCTTTTTTCGTACGTCTTGTTTAAATGTAAAGTATCTTGGAATTAATCCACGTATCCTTGCACAAGCATTGTCTGCAACTAACCCTACTTCATCCTTTAAGCTTTCATCGGAGCCAGCAGACCAGCTCTGGGCCCCACTAGCTATATACATACCTACCGAGTTATTATTATATACTAGAAAGTTGCCTCCGCTATCAGGTCCGAAAAACCATTTCGAACCTGGGAGGCTACCACTACGATTTTCAATAGTAGCAGTGCTTCCTCCACTAATAGAAACGGAACTGGAGCTGTAAAGTGAGCTTACTTCTATCCATGTTCCATCTGCTCTCATGTACTTGGTAACACTACCATCTGGAATAGTATATGTATAGTTACCCCACTTCAATCTACCGGCACACTCCACAGCTATACCCCCTGAAGCGTGGGAATTAATAGCCCTAACCGCAATCCCTGTGGATTGGGAACAGCTAAAGTATCCGCCTACTATGGTTCCTTGTCCTAGTACTCCGATGCCTTTATCAGTTTGAGTACCTATACCCATTACGCCGACATTATACGCTACAGAGGCTGCACTAGCACCTGCCTGTCCAAGAAACCCGGCTCTAACACTACTTGAACTAAAGGGGTTTGTTAGTGCTAATGCTCTAGAACTGTAGTCTACGTCGTAAACTTGAGTATTAATTAAGGTTAGTTGTGTAGAAGTGCTTCTGCCTTCAAATGAAGAATCTCCTGATGTGATAATACTACCGGAAAAAATCGCATCACCATTTATACCGACAGTTACGGTAGCTACACCATTTTTTGCAGCTATTAACCCTTGTGAAGTAATAGCTAAACCACTACCTCCAGTAATTGCTCCGGTAGAACTATTCCAAGTGATACTACCTACTTTCAAGCTACCACTATCATTAGGCTGTATAGACCCTGTTAATATAGTATTTGCAGTTTTATCTATTAGATTATCTATATTAGGTATTTCGCCGTCTAACCCACCAATACCTACTATAGTTGCAGTACTCCATTCACCTATGCTAATAGTATCGGTATTAGTACTGGAACTAGCTACTGCTTGTCTAACCCATAGATACTCTCCTTTAGAGATACTAGGGGCTGATCTAGTCCAGGAACCTAGTGTTAGTCCTGTTAAGCTATTAGTACTAAAGGTATATGTTGCTGTTCCACTAAAAGCTGCAGGTGCTGTACTAGAACTAGTATTTTTTGCGTATAGTTCTACAGTAGCTGTATTGATACCGTTAGTACCGTTAACACCCCCAACACTTGTTACAACAGCTCCAGAAAACTCAGCAGAGTCTATAGTATCCGTAGTTGAGCTACTAGCTGCTGTAGCATATCGTACCCATAAGTACTCACCGTTACTAATACTAGGTGCTGTAGTACTCCAGCCATTTAGTGTACCACCACTTAGTGTTGAGGTACTAAATGTATAAGTAAAAGTTCCACTAAAAGCTGCAGGTGCTGTACTAGAACTAGTATTTTTTGCGTATAGTGCTACAGTAGCTGTATTGATACCGTTAGTACCGTTAACACCCCCAACACTTGTTACAACAGCTCCAGAAAATTCAGCAGAGTCTATTGAATCAGTTGTTGAGCTACTAGCTGCTGTAGCATATCGTACCCATAAGTACTCACCGTTACTAATACTAGGTGCTGTAGTACTCCAGCCATTTAGTGTACCACCACTTAGTGTTGAGGTACTAAATGTATAAGTAAAGGTTCCACTAAAAGCTGCAGGTGGAGCACTAGAACTAGTATTTTTTGCGTATAGTGCTACAGTAGCTGTATTGATACCGCTTAAACCAGGTGCCCCTTCACGACTCTTACTTAAAGTTAATACTTTTACAAGGGTAACATCACCTATACTAGCTGCGAGTTCTACTTCTGCAAAGTCTGATATAACTCCACCACTAGAAATACTCAGTGATCCTGTACTACTTAACAGTACCTTTGATGAATCGGTTCCTGTTTGCGATACAATAGAGTAAGTTACACCACTTGTTAATAGTTCCGACCCTCTCAACAATACCATCTGACAGGTAATTGGATATTGACCGGCTGCGACTATGCCAAGACTATCAGCTGTTAGTGTTTGATTTTCATTGCTTAAAGTAAGGACTAGAGTATCATCACCTTCCTTGACATTGTACAAAGAAATAAAATCGAATACAAAAAGTGCTGGATTTGCTGTACTAGTTACTTCACACTTAATCAGTTTTCGTGCATCACTAAAGGCTGGTACAACAATTGATAAATCATCTTGATACTGTGGCTGTTGTATATTATCAATATACCACGTATATACAGCATCTGCTACATTTTGTGCAGTAGCTGTAATAGTAGTATTAGCAGGAGTTATTTGACCGGTATTTTTTAATGTTGTAAATATTTGATTAGTTGTAGTTAAATTAACTTGTGGAGCACTATCACCATCTACAGTTTTATTAAAACGTACTTGTTTGTATAAAGTTACACCAGCATATGTAAATGCCAACGTAAATCCGGCAAACTTTTTAGTAACATCAACTACACGTACACGACCTGGTGTAACTGTATCCATTGTTGCAACTACACCATCTAGGTCTTGTAGTTGGTAGAGTATATTTTGTGGTGAAATAATCTCTATACCACGAACAAGAAAGGTATCTAAAAGCAAAGGAAATTGTGTTGCGTCCGGAATTCCTTGGCTATCACAAGTAATTACGTTTACATCTGGAGATACTGTGGCGACTAATGCATCACTACCTTCTTGTAAATAATACAATGTCCACTGATCTGTTAACGTAATTGTTTCACCAAAACTATTCAGACCAGTTATACTTACTTCCACAGTTTTAGATACTTGGGTAGAAAATTTTGGTATACGAATAAAACTATTGGTTTCTGTAGGTTGTAGTATACCGTCAATACGCCAATCGTATTCTAATGCGCCACCAGGTACAAGCGGATCAATATTGCTAACGCTCACTGCTACATCAATATATTCTGGCCAAATATCTCCTACATCACCATTAGCAGGCTTGACAAAGGCTAGTCGTTCAGAATTTAGTTTAACTTGAGGTGCGCTGGCTCCAGTTACGCCTTGTTTGCTTTTAGACAAGTTTTGACGTACAACACGCGTATCAACTAATCCGGCACGAGTCACATATCTAATCGTATAGTCTATATGGGCCGTATCTGTTGTCATATTGGCGTGTTCAGGAAATTCAACATAGTTTAAAGCTACTATTGGTTGATCTTCTGGTACAATACCAACACCTGTAATTGAATCGATTCTCCAACTACCTTTTAGGACACCCTGTAAATCTGTTCGTAATAATTGAGCTCCTTCATATACTCGTATCTGAGTACCGGATTCCAAATACTCACCCTGGTCAACAACACCGTTTTCATCAGCCTGCAGCTGTGCTACCGGATTGCTAAGCTCTACTGTAATTTGACTTGTACCATTATTTAGGCGATTTATGGTAAGCTGATCAAAAACATTGCCAATCCTTGCTTCAACAACTATGTAACCAATAGTATTATTAACATGAAATTGTTGGTTGGTAATTGTGATGGTATTATCTTGTTGCGTAAACTGTACAGGCGAAAGTATTTCTATACCTTCGCGAGTATATGCCTTTATCAAGAAAGTTGGTATACCACTTAAATTAAATAGCAAGGCTGTTACAGTAGTACTTGTGGTTTGTGCTAAAACAGCATTTTCATCTAGATAAATAAAATTTGCTGGCGACGCACTAATGCGAATTTGTGGGGCTTCTTGCCCCACACCGTAAACTAGATTAAGGTCACGAATAACAGTAACTCCGGAGTACTCGGCACTAAACGACACACTGGCAACTGTGGTGCCAGTGTCCCATCCTGTTACGTTATACACACCTGTTTGTGCATCAATAGTTACTTGTAATCCGTTAGTGGCAGTATTTGGTATAATACTATAAACTGGGCCTGTTCCGGTTACTTCTAAACTAGCATCCCAGACTCTAAAAATACCTGTAGCCTGGCTCCAGTCAATTTCTCCGGTTTCTAAATTCTGTAGAAATACAGGATCATTTGTTAGTTCGCCGTAAACAGTGGTAAGTTCGTCATACGTTTTTGCAACAAGTTCATCAGAAATAGTGTATACATCGGGATCAATTTTACTAATAAACGCATAGCGCACATAGTAGTATGTATTGATCTCTAACTCGTCTAAACTAACTGAACTGCCAATACCAAAATCTTTAGAAACTAGCAGTTGAGGGTCAAAACCTGATGTTTTACTTATCCATACACGTATACCAAGTAAGTCGTCACGAACATCTTCGGTTCTAATAGTGTCATACCTGGTACTATAGATTAGGTGGAGTTTTCTAATACCAGGGTATAGATTTACTGACATAGGTATCCTTTATGTTATGGTTGTAACAACTATTGTGCCGAGTGCACTTACAGTTCCGTAGTTTTCATTATTGTCTACTGCGCGACATGCTACTCTATATGTTATACCTGATTCTGATATTCTTGGAGGAGGTATATCTAATAGGTTGAATCTAGCGATGTTTGGCGCTCGCAGTACTTTAATATTATTTTCTTCATTGGGCTCTATATCCCAGAAATCTTCAATACCAGTATCTTTATATAGTCGGAATTCAAAACTCTTAAAATCTTTTGGATTTGAGAGATTAATAAACTCTTCGTCTAATATATACTCATTTGGTATACTGGCCACGATATAAGTACCCTCTAAATCCATATTAAGCACTGGAGGCACATAGTAATTTGAAGTTTTGCCAGTATTAACAAAATAATAAACTTGCGACCACGGACCACTAACACTACCAGTAGCATTAGTATATCTAGCACGTAGTTTATATGTAGTTAAGGAACGTAATCCACGTATATTTATACTACCTGTAAACCGTTTGGCCTCGTATAGATTATCTAGATTTGAATTAGAAAAATCACCGTTGCCTAATACTACTTGAACTTGTATAATTTCTGCTTGCTGTGTTAGATCTGGAAAATCGGCGAAACTAACCACAGCATAGTTTTCATATATACCTGTGCTAATTTCTTCCGCAAATTCATTAGCACTAGCAACATCGGTTATTACTGGTGCTACTGTTATAGCATTTTTCAACACTTCCGGACTGCGTCCGGAGATGTTAGGGTCAAAAGAAGGTAGCTCAGCTTCACTGGTTAAATTTACGCTGTAAATTTGTGGCGAATAATCCACTAACGTTAGTCGTGCGGTTACATTAGAGCTTGGTTCAATACCAATTACAATTAGTTCTTGTGATTCTTTAGATACTTCACCGATCATAAATAGGTTATCGGTTTCTACACCACTACCGTCCAATGAAGTTGTAACCGTAACAGTATCGTACCAGCCAGACGTAGCTGGAGATAGTGTACGTAGCACACTAGCACCGGTATTAGTACGGATGCGAACTTGATACGTTGTCCCAGTTGTTAGATACACAGGCTCAGTTAAGTCCAGTGTAGTAGCACCAACAGACTTTAGTCGGCCACTACCAGTTCCCCATAGTGGTACGTCATGATTAACGCGTACTAAGTCACCACGGTTACATACTAGGTACTCGAAGTCTACATTTAGTGTGTATACTTCAGGACGTAGCTTGAGTTGTGCTAGGTGCCAGCGTGCTAGCTTTTTAGCTTGTAGCGCATTAGTAACACCAGGTAAACTTAGTTCTTCAAACACGGTAGCAGTAGACTGATTTTTACCGTAGTTATACACAATTGTTTCGTCCGCCTGATACGCACGATCACGGTTTGGGAAAGTAACGCGGAACGCGTCAGGTAAACGAGGTAACAGCTTAGTAGATTCAAATCCCCAACTATTGTGTGGAGTAAAATGCTGAGTTACTACAGTGCGAGGTCTATCAACAATCACTGTCCAACGTCCATCAACAAAAGCAGGACTTGCTAAAGCAGCTGCACAAATATCGCGTAATGTGTCCAGCACACTTTGTGTTTGCGTCACCACAGCATTATACTCGTATGAGTTTAGTCTGCAAAAGTCATGCCAGCTTTTAACAGCAGCTAGATCAACACGTTGTGAGACTTCAGCTACTGGTATAGGGTATGCGTTTGCTGGATGTGTTAGTACGTGTAAGAATAAGCTTGCTGGATTTGAGCTAGCGCGGTAAACCCAACTATCAGTAGTGTGTTCGTAATCCCACACAATTGAGTGTACTAGTGCATTTACACCATCAATGCTACCGTTGGCTTTGTTAGTGCTTTGAATACGTATTGCTGTGCGTGCTAAATTACCTCGTGGTAGTTTGTTTAGTGGTCTTTGTATTAATTTGTCTCCAGTAACTGGATCTGTTTTAGGATCGCCGTTGGCATCTAATATATCTGGGTTACCGTACCCGGTTACACTTAATAAGCTAACTGTGTGGTAGTTGCGTAGTGATTCTTCTGGTTCTGTTTCGTCGTCATTTGCGCGACGTACACGAACTTCATAACGACCTGGTTCCAAGTCTTTTGTTTTGTACACAAAGTTAAAGGCATCGCGACGCATGTAGTACAACCCAGGGCTACCAAACTGTATAATAGTATTTGGAGTAGCAAGATTATTTAACCCGCCATTTTCGGTATACGTAATTTTACAAGCAACACCAGCTGCACCTCCAAGAGTATTACGTGCAGTTACTTTTACTGGATAAGTACCACTTTCTAGGTATACCAAGTTGCTAACACTTTCTTTGTAGCCTGGTCGAGGCATTGCAACTGCTAAACGATTGTCTATGTAGATCGCACCTTCGTCATCTGCTGCTGCTTCAATGCGGTAATATCCTGAATATTTAAAAGTTGCTGTATAGGTTTCAATAAACTCTGTGCTTGTACCTTTCCAAACAGCGTTGTTATTTAAAAATTGAGACCAAACCTTATTTGTAGGAGTCGTTGTGCCAGGAATGCTACGTGCATTAAATACTATATCTTCTGCACCTGTAGCCGGCTGGTTTACTGAAAATTGTGATACGCTACCAGCACTGATACGAACAATGGTACTAATGCTAGTAACATTACCTTCATAATCTGTTTGGGTATTATTCTGAGACGTTAGAACCAACCCACTACGGCCTACATAATCTTGAACATGTGTAACGGTATTTACTATCTGCCCACCACCATTACATATAGTATACAGTTTTATAAATCCAGCTTGTGGTACTGTTGGTAACCTTGAGGCCGAATGCCCCTCACTAATTAAACTAGCGTATTGGCTAGTCTTAAGTTTGTTTATTAATTCTTGACTTGGCTCGCTGTCTTGTTGTTCAGTAGGAAATCCGTCAAACCGCTTTACTTCGCCACTAGAGTTAAGTGCGTATGTATACCACTGATACAATGTTACACCATAAGTGTAACTTCCGTCACCTGTATCTTCCGTTTTTTGATACGTAACTGGAGTTATTTCGTCAGTGTATGCACGACTAGTTCCTTGCAATCCTGGTGCCCTGTTTAAGGTATAAGACGCCAGAGGTGCCCAAGACGGCCAAGTAGTATCACTATTCTGTTTTCGTATCTGAATTTCCACAGCTGCTGTTGCTGGGCGAATTTTACCAGCATCACCGCCACTAATTACTAGCTGGCGCATACCAACCGGAAACGTCAGTGCTACGTCAATGGCAGTGGTGTTGGTTTGCTGCAACACAACTTCTTGCCACGGATTACCGTCTTCGGTATTATTTACGAGCTCAACACCTACCTGCTGCTGCTCTACGTCTCGCGGATACAGCCTGTTAAATGCATCTGTTTGTTCTTGTGGCTCGCTACCTGTTCCTGGTAGTGTAACTGGACGTGGTATTTCTTGTGCAAATTCCGGAGTTTGGTTAGCAGTATCTTTACGATTCCAGTCAATGGTTGGATCGCCTTGCTCGGCTTGTGTTAATGGCAGATTGTAGTAGTTCGATAGTGGATTAATACCAACACAAATGTCCACAATCTCCAGTGGACCAAATCCCCAGATGATTAACAAGTTAAGTAAGCTGGTATCGGTTAAGGTATCCACATACGGAGTGGCTCCTAGTGTGCCGGTTACGCGTAGGCGTCCAAGCACCACCGGAATGGCACCAAAGCGGTTGGCCTGATTACTAGCACCAGTAAACAGGTTAAGCCCACGAGCCTGTCCAGGGTCGTTTTGGCCTGGCATACGAATTGGTGCAATAGCATTAACCAGGGCCATGCCGGCCATGTTTATGGCGGCAGTTGTAGCAGCTAAAGTAGCTGTTTGTGCAAAAGTAGCTGTACCTGCTTTTACTGCAGCTGCTGCTTCCGGGGCTAGCATTGGTGCAAAATATGCAGCAGCTACTACAACAGCTAGTGTTAATAGCAGCCTTGTACCTCCACGTCCTTCTGCCACACTTTTATACGCCAGTTTTTGATCGGCCTTTAGTACTGTGGTGCTCCACTCGTCTCGTGGAATGGGCACACCATCAACTAACACAACCAGTTTACTAGCAAGGCGCTCACTTATCTGGTATTTGTTGTTAACGTAGTCGGCGAAATCTTGAACTGTGGTTCCGGCTGGCATCCAATCCAGTTCAACTTGTGTACGTAGTGGGTGCGGTAACCCGGTAGCAGGCACTGCTTGTGCTTGTGAACTATAGCGATAGAATCCGCCAAAACGACGCGACCACTGTGGCGAGTCTAGTGACTCAACCACACTATCACGACCTTCGCGTGCGTGCAGGAACCGGCGAGCACCAACGTACACACCAACGTGTGCTGGTTCGCCGTAGATGTTGAAAAGGCACACGTCACCAGGCTGTGCGTCGCTAGTCTCAGTCCAGCCACTTTTGTGCAGGTTGATAACCTCACTCAGTTGAGGGTCCCACGCACCGCTATACAGTTCACTGTAGTCTGGTAATTCAATGTCTAGCTGTTCAGCATAAAAAAGACGTACTAATCCCCAGCAATCAACTCCACTACGAGTTCTACCGTTAGACTCATAAGGTAAGCCAATATAGTTATTGTAATCCATTAGAATAGTCCCGGAAAGTACGTTGGTATAAAATTATAGCACGGAAAAGGCTCGCGTGCTAAATTTATCATAGTTAGGTCAAAACTAACTGTATCGCTATTGTAAGTAGCAGACGTAATATAAAAATCAGGAAAGCTTGCTTCCACCACGTCTGGCGAACCGCTTAATACTAGTTCAATTTTTACTCGTGTAGGTTTAGTTAGCTGCACACGAACTAGTTCAATAGCTTCTCGTGTTACATACTGTAGTGTTACGCGACACTGACCTACGCCTGTATCTTGTTCTTCTGGCAGGTCAATTTGTAGTGGTAAAAACACATAATCACTGCCACGGCTAGGCACTCCGTACACTACTTCCTCGTCCGTGGTAAGCGCAGCCAATCTTTGAGTATAACTATCTGCTAGCTTAAAAATTGGCGTGTTTGGTGCATCTGGATCATATATTGTAAGCAACATTATAAGATTCTCGTCAGTTTCTGACGAGAACATAGCACGAATAGCCGAGGCACTTAGTGTACTTAATCTGCTCATGGTAATACTTCTAGGTTAAGCTGTGTTGTCCAGTATCCTGGTGCAAGATACTGTAGCTGATACAAGTCCCCACTACCTTGTGGTACAATACGTACTTCTACTTGTTGGTTGGTACGTGGATGTGGGAATAGAAATCGTCGTGTACCACGCAGGTCGTTGGTAATAAAATTTTGTAATGTAGTTACCTGCTGAGTACTAAGTATAAAGCTAACACTTAGTGTGCTTGGTCGGTTACCACGATAGCGTTGTTTGGCTGGACCGCTATCCATGGGCGAACGTAGTATGTTCGCACCATGGTTTTCGGTATAGCCTTTTTGTACGCTTTGTGGAAACCCACCGGCTGTTGGCCAAGTGGGTATTGCCATAGTTTTATCTCCTTGCTAGTGCTGGGCGAGAGCCGAATGTGTTCATAAATGCTTGCTGAGTTTGGGAGCCTGTGCGAGATACCTCGCCAGCAACCATTTCACCAACTACTACCTCAATACGGCGGTTGCCACGGCTGTCGGTAGTTTCGCTAGTTGTAGCTTGTGCAGTGCTGTAGTTGTTTACCACGACTTCCACATTGCCACCACCGCCGGCGCGAACGCCCAAGTTTCCATTGGCATCACGCTTTAGCGGCATAATGGCTTCTGGGCCGGCTTCGCCCATTAGGCCTGTACCTTTAGCAAACTTAAACAGTGTTGGGCTGTCTACAATTTGATTGGTAAATGCACCGCCTTTGGCAAACTTACGTACTCCGTAGTCGTAGGCTCCTCCTTTAGCAGAGTATTCACTAATACCGGAAAAATCATAGGCTGTACCAGTAGCTCCTGTAGGACCAAGACTAGCCATACCAGGAGCAGTGATATTGCCTAACAATTTGCCTAGCCAATTAGACGCGGTACCTGACCAACCCTTACCAAATAAACCTTCAAATACATTACTTAGCTGAGCTCGAAGCGCAATACGTAATAAATCTGAAATAATGGAGTTAGCTAGATCCTTGAAACTAGATTTACCGGTTTTTGCAAATTCTACGAAAGCATCGGTCAACCCATCAATGCTGTTTTTGAACACATTAGAGTAGTCTTTAAGTAATTTAGTTTGCTCACTATTACTAAAACGATCTAAGTCCAGTAGTCTTAGTTTAGCATTATAGTCATCTACAGCTTGTTGGGCACGTAAATCTGAATTTCTAATAATACCGTCTTGTTCTGTTTGCAGACTATCTGTCATAATCTGGTTATTTGCAACAAAACGTTTAGTCCAGTCGCTTAGGGCGTTGGCTCTATCACGAGAAATATCCAACTGAGCCTGTTCTAATGCAATTTGTGCACGCTGCTGTTCAAGTACGATTCGCTGTGCTTGCGCATCCCGCTCAGTTACTTGACCTAGCTCTGTACGTAACTGTAAATCACGTTCTTGATACTCTAGCGCAGCTAATTGGGAGGCTGCCGCACCTTGTTGTTCAAGCTTTTGTGTTTCCTGCAGTATTCTTTGATCTTCCAGTAGCTTATTAAAACGACTTTGTATGTCTAGTCGTGACTGTGCAACTTGCCTATTTTCTTCCGCTACTTGCTTTAAATTAGACGCAACAATGTACTCCTGTATAGCACGATCCAGGGCAGACTGTGCCAGAGGTATTTTTTCTTTGTCTTTTGCATTTTGAGCCGCAACTAATACAGATAAGGCTGCGGTAATGTCTTTAGACTTTTCTAGACGAGTGTTATACAGGTCTAGTTCGGCTTGTTGACGTCTATAACCTTCTAGTACCTGTTGCTGGTCTTCTAAAGACATACCCAAGAATTCTGCGCCAGACATATATCGCTTTTCTTGTTCTTGTAACAACTGTTTCTCGTTTGACACTTGTTTTTGAATGTCCGAAATTTTTAACTTTTGCAGTCTTGCTTGAGCTTCAGTCTCTTTAACGTATCGCTCCAACCCTATAGCACTTAGTTGCGCTTGTAGATTATTTTCTAAGCGAAGTCTCTGTGCGGCGGCGGCTCGCTCTTCTGGAGTATTGTCTTTAGTCATTAAAGATCTATGGTCTCGTATAGCTCTTTCTTCTAAGTCTAGAGCTGCTAGCCTGTTTTGTGACTCTTGGAATCCACGTACATCGCGAGGATCTGTTATATTTTTAGCCTTTTCTTCTTGACGTTCGCGAGATATTCTGTCTAGTGCAATTTGATCAGTTAATCTCCTGGTTTCGACTAGTTCTGATCGTTTTAGCTCTAGCATTTGAATATCTAAACGTAACTGCTCTTTAATAGTGGCTTCAGATTCGGGTAAAATACTAACAATACTCTTAGATGCTTCTAATGAAGCTTTTGTTAGAATTCGTGAAGATTCTAACTGAATTAGCTTGAATCCCCTATCTATTGTCTTATTTAAGGCGTCACCAAGATTTACTCGTATATACTCTATCTGCTTACGGATTGACGCTTCTTTCATGCGGTCATTCGCGTCAACTGCTGCTTCTAATTGAATATTTAATTCATTAACTTGTGTTGCCGCTGAAATCAATGCTTGTTGGGTTTTTAAGTCAAAAGCACTTATTTTACTAGTGTCCTCTAGTATAGTATTTAGTACGGCTGCCATGTCTTTGGCATTAGTAAATGCGCTAGCTATATTAGTAGTTTGAGCCACCAAGGATGCCCCAAAATCTCCAATTACAGATTTTTGCATTAAACTATTTTCAAGAGCTTGAAACTTATTCTGAATGTCAGCAAAACCTTCACCAACATTTGACAACCTTCTCACACTATTTTGACTAGCTTGATCTGTTGATTTGAACAAGTTTAGTATAGCGTTTTGAAAGCTTACTATTTCTGCCTCTGATTTAAATCCTAAATAGGTCGTTATAGATTCTGCATCTGTTCCGCCGCCGCCAACTAACCTCTTTATCTCACTAGCTAACGCTTTACGCTCGCCAGGATCTTTTATTAGCTTAAGCTGCTGAGTTATATTTTCGGCTAGACTTTTTGCTTGTTTGGACGCTCTGTCTGCCCCAAAAATACCTTTTGCGGCATTCACAATATTGTCAAAAGTACTAGCCGCACGGGAAGCTTCTTCGTAGCTGTCCACTAAACTTCGAAGATTTGTATTTAAATCCTGCGTGGCATTAGCTTGTGCAAGTATACTGTCTATTGTTACAGTATCTTTGTACTTTTTAAGAGTTTGTTCTGCAGCCTTAACACTATCTTTATTGGCGTCAATGGCTGAATTAAACTTAGCCATTTCTTCCGCATTTTTTCCAAACAACATTTCTAATATGGGAAAGGCTATTAAAAAAGCTGTTAGCGGTCCAGATATTAAACTCATCATACCGCTAGCTAAAGTAGATATTCCTCGTGCTGCTATTAAGCTTCCTGCCTGTATATTAGTATACCATTTAGTAGTGGTACCTAACTTGTCTAGTCTTCCTTGTACGTCTTTTAGTCTTTGTACTGCCGGTCCAAACCCTTGAGTATCGTAAACTCTATTAACACTGCCAATTGTTCTTGTAGATATAGAACTACGTCTAGCCGCAGTAGCTTCTCTTTGTAGTTCCGCAGCTCGCGTAAATGTTCCTGGAGCAGCTTCAGCTAGTCGCTCTTGTTCTTGGCGTATTCTTATAAAGTTTTGTTCTTCTGTTTGATAATTCCGTATGCTTGTGGCTAAATGTCTATATGTAGCACTTACTTTTGTGTTCGCCTTACCAAGTCTGTCCAAATTAGCAAGCTCTTTTTCAGTCCAATCATTGGCCTGCTCTTTAGTACGTATTAGATTTTTTACTTCTTTATTAACATATCTATTAGCTAAAGCTGCTTCTTCTGCATCTTCCCATGCTTGTTGGGCAACAGTAGCCGGCTTTTCTGCCTGAGTAAGGAATGTGGTTTTATTTGCTTCACGAAACTTTTTAAGTGCTGCGTCCGCTTCTTTGGCCTTGTCGCGCGCTTTAACAGCAGCCATTTCAGTTGTTTCGTTTAATTTTTGACGATACTCTAACAGTGCAGGTAAGGCCTGATTTACAATTCGTACGCCTACTAAACCAATTGCTGCAGCCATCCCTGTAGGGCTTGTTCCTAATAGCTCTACTAGTGGCTTTACTGCCACATTAACAATATTAAGTATCTCGAAACCAACGTCTTTTAATGTAGCTAGAAACTTATCATACGGATTAGTGTCTAGCTTAATTTCGCTAAATTTCTTTTCGCCTTCCTCAAGCACAGCATTAGCAAAAGCCTGACGTCGTTCAAAATCTGTTAAACTATTAGCTGTTTTACCTATGCTTTTTGCATAGTCTTCTGTAGCTTTTCCTACTTTTGTAAAAATACCAAGTTCGTCTAATAATTCTGGCTCTAGTTTTGTAATACCGCGAGTAAGACGACTTACAGCGTCACTCATACCAACACCCAATGCCTGCGACGCTTGACGAGCAACATTACCAAGTCTAATAAACTGTTCGGAGCTTAATCCACTACTAGTAGCTTTTGCTGTGGCTTCAATAGCTTCACGAGTACTAATTGCGAATCCGGTGGCTTCCTGAAACTGCTTTGACAATCCTGCTAGGTTTTTACCTCCGGCTGCTCCGATTTGGTCCAAACCTCTAATCATATTGGAGGTATTTACTGCTTCACTTAGGGCAGTAAACGCTGCGGTTGCTGCAAACAAATTAGCAGCATATGTAGCATACAGACGCACTAATCCACCAAGACCCTGTGACTGATTAGCAAAGTCTCGACCGGCTGCCCCAGTTGCTCCCATACTGCCGCGAGCGCGGCTATAGTCTTCTGCTTCTGCTCCGGCACCAGCCTTTCGATAGCTGGCCGCTACAGCCTTACTGCCACTACGAGTACCTGTTGCAAGTTGCTGTGTTTTTTCAAGCTCAGCGTTAAGCTTTTGAGCTTGCTTTGTGTTCTTTTCGATTGTCTTGTTTTTGTCCTCTAGACGAAACTCGACTTCTGCAACTGTTTTTTGCATAATCTCTCCTGTGTAGGATTATACTTGCTGAATTTAGCAATAGTATTTTATTGCACCATTATAACATAAGTGGATGATGCTGTCAAACCAAAAAATTTTAAACGTAAAAAAACCCGCTGCTTTTACACAGCGGGTTTTTCACGTAGCTTCTTGTTGATTTCTTCACTGCGAACATCATCAATCATTCGCACTAACATAATTGTTAACTTATATTCGCTAGGATCTATTTCTGCAGCTTCTAACAAGTCCTTTATACCTATAAGACTTTTACCTAAATAATTACCGTTCATAGTATCCCACTCGTCTCGTAACATTCGGTATACTACAAAGGCTTGTTGTACTTCTAGAGGAAAGTCTTCAAAATCAACAGGTATTTCACTATCTATAGGCTCAGTACCCATCATTTCACACATTTCGTAATATGTGTCTTTGGTAACGCCTACATGCTGATTTTGTATATAATTAACAAGCTGTAAATTTACTTGCTGGAGCTGCTTGTCGAAAAGTTTCCCAGGTCACTTACCTGGTCACTAATAAAGCTGTCAAAATCTCCGCTATTTTTCATTAAATAAAGCGCATTTTCTGCAGTGTATTTAAGCTCAGCTTCCATATCTTGGCCGCTTAGGTCTACTGGGGCTAATTGTTCTAGATACTTTAATTTTAGTCCAGACCAACCCTTGACCGCATTTTCTACGTATAGTTGTAAAAATAGCTCGTCATTGAATTCTTCTACAGGCTGTCGATTTTTAAAGCTAGTTTTAGTAGATTTTTTGCGAATATTTAACAAGGTTTCGCGTGATAAAAAGGCAACTTGAACCACAAACCCAGGCAGTCCCGGATACTCAACTTCTACACTTTTAGAAGGCACTAAGAGACTTTTTAAAGAAATATCTGTCATTTTTATAGATAAATAAGAGGCCCAAGTTAAGGGCCTCGTTAAGAAAAAACAATAATTAAGCTGCGTTTACAGTAACGTACTCGATCTCTAGTTCGTTAGCTTGTGCAATATCAAATGCACCTGTTGCAGAACCTTGAGCAGTAAAGTTAATTGTTGTAGACACAACCTGTTCTGCGTTTACGGCTGGAATACTCAGCACAACTGCTGGCATAGTAAAGTCAACGTGTGTTAGGCTGCTTGCACCACCAACTGCAATCTTCATGTAGAAAGCAGGATTAACTTCAGTGCTGCTACCGGCCAACATTGTACTCATAAGGTCAGCGGTATTACCACTACCAGTACGTAAGTAAGCGTTTAAGCTGCCTGTGATACTGCGAGTACTTGTAAAGTATGTAAACGGTTTGTTAACAACTGCCAAGTTAGCTGGTGTTAGGTACGTAACATTATTACTGATAGTTAAACTGCCGCCTGTAATTGGCAAGTTGTACGCTGTGCCGCCTGCACCAATACCAGCATCTAGTGTAACTGTACTTAGCTTGTTGGCAATATATGGAGCAGTTGTATTCTTGCCTAGTGCGCTGCCTGTTAAGCTGCCACTGAAGGTTACTGTGGTTGTGCCGGACAGCGTTGGTGTGGTAATCTGACGTAGGATAGCACCTTGACCAGCCCACTGAACAGACGCAATTGCGTCTAGACCAAAATCGATAGTAGCGGTGTTTAGCACACAGTTATCGATAATGAATGTGGTTGTGTCGATGGTAATAATCATACCAAACTTTTGCAAGTTGTGTACGTCACTGTTTGCTAGTGTACACACTGCGCTGGCAATACCGTCAACCCAAGCTGCGTCGGGACTACCGATTGCAGCGTCACTGAACATTGCGTTCCACAACACACTTTCTTCACACGTAATATTTGTACCGCCGTCGGCAGGGCGCATATACGTAGTAAACGAAAAGTCTGCTGGATCTAGTGAGGTATTAAAGCTACGCTGGCCACGAACTGGTGCTGCACCTGCTTCGTTTAGCGTAACTGTTTCTTGTGTTGTATTTTGGCTAAAGCTGAAGCCGTCTAGCACTTGAATTTCGCGAGTATTATCTGTAGTAAAACCACTACTCAATACTACTCCGCTTACTGGATTAACGTTAGTCGTGAAGAAAACACGACTATTACGAATTAAGTTAAATGACATATCTCATTCCTTATAGTTAGTGCTTAAGCATGTGAACAAGACATTTATCTGTTACCTATGCCGCCAGCACGGATATTACATGGTCGCATATCGAACCTGTAAGTTAACTTCACCTACAGCGTACGGAGCTAGCAAGCCTTCGTCTGTGGTAATAGAAGTTATTAAAATTTCTGTGGTTTCGTAACCACGGTCGTCATACACTAGCACACGGTTAGCATCAACAACGCGTTCAACGTCTTCTAGTAAGGCTTCTAATTGTTCTTGTGAGGTTTCTCCTCTACAGTACACTTTTACACTGATGTTTAGAAACGTCCAACTAAAGTCGGCTGGGTGGTACTCTCGTGTTTCCATGCCTGGTGTCATGTATACGCACGGGAAATCTTGCACTTCGTCCCAAAATTTTAGTTTTGGATAGCTGTTGTTAAAAATATTGGAGTTGTATGGTGGTTGACCATCAATTTGCTTAAACTTTTCGCTGAGTGCTTTAACTATACTTGTTCTTTTACTCATAAGGCTACGGCCCTTAATCTATTAGCAACTTCTTGCTGTACGATTTCACGAATTGATTTTGCAATCAGCAGTTTAGGATCACGACTGCGTGGACTAGACTGCGCACCACTCTCACTAAACGTTGCGTAAGGATTTCGCATGTAACTGTAAAAGGCTGTTATCATTCCTGCTCTACTCTCGCTTAATCTCTCTACCTTGACACTTTCAGCAAATCTGCCAGTACGTAAATTTAATATATCCCTACGTGAGCCGTCCCCCATATTTTCTTTTATTTTTTGGGTTAGATTTGCGTTTATTAGTGAAAGCAGATCCAGCAAACTAGTTTTTGCTAGTTCGGGAACTTGTCTTTTTACTCGTTTTGGGGCACTTAAATCCTTTTTTCCGGACTTTTTTACAGGTACAGGCTTAACTCCTGAATTTTTACGCACAGGCTTTTTATTTTTTCCAGCCAGTCTCTTATCAACGGAAGTATCGCTTGGTGTGGGCAGTACTTTTTTAGTTATTGCCGACACAACCCTATTAACTGCCGCCGTTTTTACAGAGTCAGAGCCTTCTGAGTTTAGCAGCACGTCTGCAAAAATATCTATCTGGCTTGTAATGCGCTTTACGTACTCACCTAATATCTTATTTTCTGCCGCATTAATAGACTGTGCTATTTGTTGGGCAACTTGTGCGATAGTACCTATCTCTTTGAACAGACCTTCTAGCTGTGCGGCAAAATTTGACGACTTAGGGTCACGTACTTGTTCTGTACCGCCAGCTAGTGTTACAAACTTTGCACTTTGTGCCGACTCTATTAGTTTTTCTAATTTTTTTCCAGCGTCTCTAAGTAAGTTTCCTGTACCCGTATTATCCATAGATAACTGTATTTCTGCGGCTGACGTCGGTTTATCTGGGTTTAGGTAAACTTGTTTAGAAAGCTGTACAAATATTTCTGGATTAGTTTTTATAGACGAGGACAAAAAGTCTATACTTTCCATTAGATTAAATGCGGCAGAGAAAGTACTGTTCAATCTACGGATAGCCTCAATATCTTCCTTTTCGTTTTCTTGTATATTGGAAAATATGTCGACGGATAGCTCACCTAGAGTATAATTGTTATCCGAAGTGGCTCCAAAAGCTCGAAATAGCTTTTGATTAAAAATACCTAACAAGTGTCCTGCATCAGTATTTGCAGAAATAAATTCTACTAGAGGCGGAGGGGTTTTGATACTTAGTAAATAACTGTCGAATAGCTTATTTATAGTACCGTGTTGAGTTTCTGGTATTAAAAATGTTGAACTATCTTCTAGCTCTTTTACTTGTAGATTCTGAGATTTTACGTATTCCATAAAATCAGTGTACAAATTAGTATTTGATAATACTAAATCCGCTTGTCTGGCTAAGTCTCTAACAGCAGTTTCTAACACTGATTTTTGATCTGGGTTATTAGACTGCTTGATAATACTTTTTAAATAAGCTTTTAATTTAGAATATCCCGCTTGCTTAGATATTTCGCCGTTTTTATCAAGTACACGATACCCTACAGAGCCAATGCCTTGAGATAAATTTCTAAATCCTGCAGCTAGTTCTTGTAACCCGTTTAATCCAAATATACCGGTTTGATTTGGGTCAGTAATTATACGAGTTACATTAGAGGACGTAACTTTGGTCTCAATAAAACTTCCGCCAAAACGCTTACCTGGTAGCAAAGCGGTAGCTTTTGCTATATCTTCCTGTACTTTGGTAACTAAATTGTTTAGTATACGCTGCTGCAGTGTTTGGCTGAGACTACTTACGCTCATGTATAATCCGCCACGTACTGATCAAGCACACGTTTAATGTGTGCTGGTAAACTAGTTGTGCTAATGTACTCTATTTGCACACTGTTTGTACCAGGTGCTTTGTTGCTGTGAATAGCCCCGTCATTTTTACGGTAGTACGTAACTAAGTCGAGTACTGCTAGTTTTAAATCTTCTGGTACTAACTCGTAACCACCAAAGTACGATACTTTGTAACCATTAATGTGTGGCTCAAAGCCTGCTGGATTAATCGACACAATGTAATCACCGTCTTGTACCCAGTCTACAAACTTCGTTAATTTAGTATAGCTTTGACCGTAGTTTGTGCTTTTTTCTACGCTGATAACTTGTACTAGCGGTGTTTCGCTTAGTATAAAGCTGCCGAATCCGCCACGAAAAATTTCAGTTTTAATCTCGTCGTAGAAATCAATGAAAGTTCTCCGGCAATAGGTTTTTACCAGCTCCGAGACTTTTGGGATCAACAAGTCGATTTCTGCGTCGTGATTAGTACTAGTAATACTTGCGTAGGCTTTGTACTCGGCTTTTGTAATTAAATTTGCACCCATAGTCTGCCTTTCTTGTCTTTTAATGTAGCTTGTGTAAACTACATTAAAAGACAGGGATCATTAGATCCCTGTCACATTACATTAAGCTACGTAACGTAGTGCGCTTACGCCAGCACCGTTGTTAGTTGTAACTTGTGTTAGACCTGTGCGTAGGCTTGCAACCATAACACGACGCTGTGTTTCCACTAGATCGTCGGTGTCAACGCGTAGACCGCGCTGGTTACCTGCCAGGAAGTTCATTGGAGCAAAAGCGATTGCACCAACTTCACCGTCTGCTGGAGAAGCAAATTCAGCACTTACTAGCACTGGTGTGTTAGCAACGCTACCGATTTGACCAGTTAACAGAGTAGCTTGGCTACCGATTTTGTCAACAGTCTGGAAATCAGCATCGTCTAGTAGGTCATAGTAACCTTCTGTGCTTACGATATAGATCATTTCGGCTGGGTCTAGACCCCATGCGCCTAGATCACGACGCATAGCGCGTAGACGTGCAACAGTTAGTTTGTCAGCATTGCTGATATCTAGGGTGACTGCGCTTACTGCATCGTAACCAGCTAGACCTTTAACTGGGTCAGCGCCTGCACCTGCACCGCGTAGATATGCGCGGTCAACAGCGCGAGCAACACGGCGAACCATGGCGTCACGGATAACAGGCATAATTGCTAGTAGCGCGTCTTCCTCTTCTTCGAACGCAACATACTCGTTTGTAGCAACTTTGTATGCGTTCAGAGTGATTTCTTTTAGTTGGTGAGTAGCGTTGTTACCAGCACTGTTTGCTGTACCAAACTGTGCGTTTTGTACCCATGTTGCAACACCAGCTTCTGGGTTTACAGGGATAGTCATAACGTTAGTTTGCATCTGGATGCTACGTAGAGTAGGAGCAACAACTAGACGACGGCGAACTTCGTTTTCCATGTTTAGGCTAACTTCTAGTTCCCAGGTTGCGCTTGGAACGTGAGCACCAGCTTTTTCAACCATTTGACGACCAAACTTGGTGTCGGCTAGAGCCTTACCGCTCATCTTGGCCAGCATAACTGCCTTTTCTTTGTCAGCGTAGCTTAGTTCACCAGCCTTGCTGTCGTTGAACTGCATTTTGCTCTTTTGAATAGCTTCTAGTTCAGCAGCTTTTTCTTTTAGAGCAGCCTCTAGACCCTCTAGGGCTTTCTTGCTGGACTCTTGGGTCTCAGCAAGACGCTTTTCAACTTCGGCTAGCAGTTTGTCAGCGCCAGTTTCGCTTGGTGTAACAGCAGCAACTGCAGCTTTGATGCGTGCTTGTAGTTCGGCTTCTGCTTTTTCAGCAGCAGCTTTTTCAGCAGCAGCTTTCTCTTGGGCTTCAACTAAAGCCTTGGCAGCTTGTGTAGCGGCTTTTTCAGCAGCAGCAGCCAACATTTGTTCTAATTCTTTTGGATCCATTTTCCATTCCTTATTAACAGTACTGTTTGCTGTACCAGAGGCTTCTAGCCCTTTAGCTGAGTCGCTACTAGCTGCAAACTGCATTTTAAAAGATTTAAATTCTTCGGCACTTTCAAACGCCTTAGAGAGACTAAATAGAGTATTTTGATTTGCTGGTACAGAAACTACACTAATTTCGTGCAGTTCCAACTCTTTGACCATAAACACTTCTGCGGCTGAATTGTATTCTGCATCTACGATGCGGAATCCAATACTAAAAGCTGTTAAGACGCCATCTTTAACTAAATTAAACACGTCTTCGGCGGCTGCGGAAACTCTGGCTTTGATCCAAAGTCCTTTTTCGTCGATTCTGTGTTCTACCATTCTGCCAATCGGCTCGTCGTGTTTGTGGTACGCAAGAATTACTGGATTCTTCAAGTAATTCTGCATGCCTTTTTCCCAAACACCCGCCGGGACTACGTCACCGTGTCGATCAATATCGTTGGTACTTGCGTAGCCTTCGATAGTGATGGAATCAACAGTGCCTTCAGCAGTTGGTAGTTCGCTTTTAGTTACAAGGGCACCTGTTAAGTGCAGTAACTTATTTTTATCTACCATAATTTACCCTTTATTATTCCCGATCAGAGGCGGGTCGTCCTCCTGTTGCCGGGTTTGCGGCCGATCCAGCTATGTTAGCTGGAATTCGTAAATCGTCGTTGCCGTCAATTGGATCGTAGCGTAGCTCTTGGCGAGCCTCATTAGCAGTAATAATACCAGCATTTACTAGTGTACTATGATACTGTGCTATATCTTTCATTTCAGGCTGTAATGCAGATACGCTTGCTGTAATTGGTTCCACGTCATATCCGAAGTATCGCTCGATAGCAGACACAAACTTGCGGTTAATTGGAAGCACTGTTTCCAGGTAAAATAAGCGTAAATTAGGGGAAATATTAGCATTGTTGCCCCCTGCTAGCAAGATTGGTGGTACTCCGATTGCTTGCATAATTTTCTCACCGTGAGTTTTTATGCTTTGATCAAAGTCCATGTCCTTGAAGTTTGTTTCGGCTAGTTGGTGCGGCTTTAGTCCGCTATCCAAGATTACTGGACGTTTTCCACCTTGCTTAACATTGTATTTTTGTAGCCAGTATTGAATTGTTTTTTCTTTGGCTACCTGTGACAGCGTATTGTCCGTTGTTAATACTAATCCAAATACAGCTCCGTTATCAAAGAAACTTTCTTGAAACGTTTGCATTGAATACAACAACTTAATAGATTTATCTGCTGCTTGCAGTCTGCTAGCGCCACGATAAATACTCTCACTGCTTAAGTCCCGGAAGTAAAATACTTCTGATTCCTTAAAGTCCACTAGTCCGTTGTACCTGAAGCCTTTGATAAACGTTTTTTCGTCTGTTAAGATTTCCACATTTTGTGCAGGCAAGTGGTACATAAATACACCGTCAAAGTGTACAAATGCATTACCCTCTAGTACAAAGTCTGTGAACAGTGCAGTTCGAAAATCTTGTGCACTTTGATACGGATTAGGACGAAAGTTAAGTAGCGTATTTAGTGTTTTTTGACGAACGCCAACAACAACACCATCGTGTACTTTGTCTTTCACGTCGTAGTCTAGGCTACTACAAGCACTTACCAACATGCTAACGCCGCGGTTTACTGCTTCTAGCTTTTGAAAACTTTGAAAGTACGTAATTGGTGCGGTTGTGCCTACCAACGTACCTTCTTCTTGTGCGATTCGCACCTGTGCAGGATTCAGTTTCTCGCGAATCCAATTTGTGCCTTTAGTTATCCAACTCATATTTTCCCTTAGTAAAGCCCCGAGAAAAATGATCCATAACTACTGGTTGTTTTGACACTACCACCTGACAAATGTTTTTCTCGCTGTAGATTGATCCAGCGAGCTTGTTTAGGCTCGGAACCTGGTTGAGGCGCTTTTCCGTAAACACTATGTAGCGCTACATGGTGGTGATTACAAAGGGTGTAAACCTGGTCATATAGTTCCACATGGTGTTCAGCGATAAACTCGTCTCGTACAGCTAAAATACCTTCGTCGGTACTTATGTCGTAGCCTTTTCGTTGTGCCCACTTTTCCAACAGGATTGTGATTGAGTGTAGGTGATGTAGTTCTAAGTCAGCTGTGGTATCGCAGATAAAACAGGAACCTTTCTTTTCGTATGCTGCTTTTGCGCGATCACGCACCCACTTAACAGGAATGCGTTTGTTGGTGTTTTTTGCCATAAAATTTTTGGACTTATAACTAATACTGTTATTGTAGCCGAAATGTTCACAAAAGTCAAGTACCAAATTTTTTGTGCAGGTGTTAAAAAGTATCTTGATGGTTCGGCAGGGTTGTGGTATAATGTATTTTTAAAGGGTAAATATGGATTCGGGAATTTACAAAATAACTTTTTATACTGGACACTTTTATATTGGCAAGAGTGACAATATACCAGGCCGATGGAAAAACCACCAAAAGGCTTTTGAGCAGCGTAAACACACCAAGAAAATGCAAGCACTCTACGACCAGTGTGGTGAACCGCAATACGAGGTAGTGTTGCAAGTACACCCAGACCACGTGCACATCTACGAAACTGTGTTAATACACCAGTTGTGGGGCGACAAGATCCTAAACACCACAAAACCCAAACCACTGAGTGCGGCGGACGCCCAACGCTACCTGGAGCTGTACGACGAAGTAACATTTAACGGCAGCAGTGCTATGCTGTTCTCCACGTTGCAACATCTAGAGGCTATTAAAACTACATTTCAAGAGCTGCAGCAAGCCAACCAGCGCGTCGAGCAGTTAGAGACTGCGGGCGTTGTGTTGCCACACGAAACTGAACAGCAGCTGCAACAACTGCGAGAAACTAAGTACAAGTACTACAGCGAACTGCAACGACTCAAGCACCTAAGCTGGTGGGATCGACTCCTCAATTACAGGGTGTACGTATAAAGAGCGTAACGTAATGCGTCGGCCATATGAGAATATTGGTTATGTTTAGGACGCTCCTTAGTTAAACCTTCTTTATTATCCCAAGCATATTGATCCATCATCTCCAGTACATGGCGGCAATGTGCAGCTACCCTCAGCCGTCCTTGTGCTACTAGTGTTTGCACATAAGCAATACCTGGTAAGACGTCTTTTTTGGCCTTAGTAGTAGCCAAGTCATATTGGTACGCAAGATCAGCACTAAACTGTGCTGCGGCGCTATCAATAAAGATGGTTTCTACGCCCCAACGCTCACATAGCTCACGAAACTTTGCTGCGTGTTGTTCTGTTGTTGCTTCGCTTTCTAGGTATTCATCCACTACATAGAAGGTATCTGTATCCCAACTATAGCATACTACAACAAAAGCTGTTGCATCGCGGTAGCCAGGGTCACAACCAGCAAAGAATTCACAATTACGAGCTTCCCTAATTTCAGGCGGCAACTCACTAAATGTATCAGAGTCTTTAAAATCATAAATCTGACCCTCGTATGTGGTGAACGAAGCCATGTATTCTTGCTCGAACTCGGCTCGCGACATTGACCGGCGAGCCTCAGCCACGTCCGATTCCGCCATGCGAGTGTTCTCACTATAATCCGCTTGTAAGCTAACCCACTCTGGAAAGTTAGGGTCAAACCCACGGTTCCAAAATTGACTAAACCAGTTTTGTTTACCACGGGGCGTGGAGATAAAAATGGCTTTGCTATTCGGCTTGTCTAGGGTAGGACGTAGTGCAACGTTAAAGGCTGCTTCACCACCTTCACCTAGTGCAGCTTCGTCAAAGATAATTAAGTCGTAGCTACGTCCAACGCAACTATCCACAGTGGATAAGGAACCCATGCGAATGGTACTTCCATTCTCCAGCTCAATAATTTTATCCTTTAAGTTGTCGCGTGCCACCTCCAGGTCAAAATGGCGGATCAGCTTGCGTTGTAGCTCAAACGAGATACCCGATAAGTTGTAGTTTGGGGATATGATGAGCACATTAGACCCAGGTACAAGTGTCACCAACTGCCCAATCACGTTGGCAATGTAGGTTTTGCCTAGGCGGCGCGCTAGCGCGGCGCACACAAAGCGGTAGCGGGGCGAGTTGACTGCGTTGATTAGGGCCAGTTGTGGACGGTTTACACTGTCCCAGATGTCTAGTAGCTTTAAGTAGTTGACGATTGGTAACTTAATAAATCGTGTCTCACTAGGAAACTCGGTGATTGCGTCGCAATCAACGTCAGGGCGTGATACTACAAGCATTAAATACCCTCACCCGACACCAGTCGCTGCACAAGTTGCGAGTACTTCGACCCGTCTAGCTCATTAATCTGCACATTCACCTGCTTTTGCGGGCCGGTGCTGCTACCTTGGCGTAGCTTTTCCAGCTGAATTTGTCGGTCTAGCAGGTCCATCGACATTTTATGCGACAGCTGTAGTAGGTCAGCAATGTCCTTATTGGATCCCACACCACCTTCCTCCAGCTCACTAAACTTTTGCTTTATAAGTGCGTCCATTGCACGGCGTAGTAAGAATCGGTTGTTGTAGCCTGTATCCATGAATACGGCGTCGATGTATCCACGCACTTCACGGCGTGCCAAGATGTTGGTAACCGCTTCGGGGCTTAGGTCTAGCTGGTTAGCCACTTCCCGGGGGTCTTGACATTGCAGGTAGCAATTGGCTACCTCCAGGGCCTCGGGGCTTATATTGAGTGTTTCGGCAGGTAGGTTTTGCGTCATGTGTACTCCTTTTGGGTCAATTATAACACGTTGGGGTGTTGGGGGCAAGTACAAAATTTGGGTGGGTTAGCTGGGTTTAGTGTCGGGTTGGGGTCGACTTGCGTAAGTTTAGGGTCAGGGGGATACTTGGGACAATTGGACAATTTAGGGTCAGGCCGTGCCATGGTGTGGTATGGCACCGTAGCGATTGTCAAAAAATCCCATATAGGCCGCATGTGGGTGGGCTGTAAGCGAAAAAGTAATCAGTAAGTCTACTAACCGCCCCTGTCTGTAATACTTTTGTTTTCAAAGTATTTTGTGAACCAAATAGCTAATATGTAACAGATTGTAAAAATTCTAGAAAATGCTTGTGCGACTGTAAAAAGCCTGTATAATAGATCACATGGACAGCAAGGAAACACAAATGACCGACACTCAAAAACTCGCTTTGGCATACGCTGAAAAACTGGTAGAATACTATCGTGCTGTGAATAGCGATGTATGCGACAGAGATCGTTGGGTTCGTACTGCTACCAATGAGATGTATGATGCTCAAAATGCACTGGCTTATGCCGCTGAATGTGAGGCTAAAAATGACTAAACGTGAATTTTTCGATGCGCTTGGCTTTGCCGCTTGCATAGCCCTTCCGTTTGTGATATACTTCACACTCGTGATGAAACCTTAAACCCTTGACTTTTCAGGAGAAAACCATGACTAGCAAAACTGTTAACTACACTCCCGAGCAAACTGCCAAGATGGTTGCCGACTATAACGCCGGCGTGACTGTTGAGGCAATGGCTGAGGCACTGGGCAAATCGGTGCGTTCGATTGTTGCCAAACTGAGCCGCGAGGGCGTATATCGTAAGAAAACCTACACCACCAAAACTGGTGAGGCTGTTGTGAAAAAGGACGCCTGGGCTGACTACATCGGTGAGGCACTGGGCCTGACTGAGGCTGATACGGAAAGCCTGACCAAGGCCAACAAAACTGCACTGGCTAAGATTGCCGATTTTATCAAAGCTGAAAAGGCTTGATCGCAAGGGCTTCGGCCCCTTGTAATACTTTTGTTTTCAGATGGAATTGAAAACAAAAGTATTACCCTGCAGGCGCCAATATTATACCATAATATTGGCTGGCGTGTCAATAGGTACATGTACCTATGTTGTATTTTTGCACGGGTGCTTGTAGCGTGTGAAACCTGATATAATTGGCAGCATGATAAACGAACAACGCAACGCAATAATCTGGGGCTTGTCAGGCGCATACTATGATGCTATAATGAATAGCATTCCGGCATGGGTTTTGCAAAACCCGGATATGTTGGAAGATTGGTTTTTTGCCGAATTGGGGATTTAAATGCGTGAATATATCCAATATCTGAAACTGAAAAAGCCGGTACAATTAACCGTGGTTAATCGTCAGCATAAATCGACCGATGCGGAATATGAAACAGATTATCGTGATAATGGGCAAATTAATTGCCACTTAATCACAATCTGGAATAATCCCCATTCGCGTGATTTTAATACACTGGTTGCCCATGAGTTAATTCATGCATGGCAGGCTGAGAATAACAAAACTGAAATTCATGGCCCGTATTTTGTAAAACTGGCTCGCAAAATGGAAACCAAATTTGGTTTGCGTGAAGTTTATTTACCCGGAATTGATGAGGAATAATGAATACCTTGGTTTTCAGATAAGATTGAAAACCAAGGCATTACTTTGTGGGCGCCAAAATTATACCACATAATTTTGGGCTGTGTCAATAGGGGTTTCCACCTATGTTGTATTTTTGCACTGGTGGTCTGGTGGGCGAAAACGTGGTACAATACACCCATGTTCAACGAAACTGAGGTTTCACAAAATGGCTAAAATCAAGCGTGTTGCAATTTACGATATGGACGGAACCATTGTAGATTCCAGTCACCGTTACCGTACCATTACAGATGAAAATGGAACCCGTATTGATTTGGATTACTGGCGTGAAAATGAATATCGCGCAATGGAAGACGGATTATTGCCCATGTTTGAGCAATATCGCCGTGATTTGGCTGATCCTGAAACGTACGTTATTATTGCCACTGCCAGGGTAATGAATGAACCCGATTGGCAATTTGTAAATGAGATTCTCGGGATGCCTGATTATTTTATTAGCCGCCCGAAAGATTCCAGCGTATCAGGCAAAACCCTGAAAACCAATGGCTTGGCTAAATTCTTTAATTTGGTTAATTTCAAAGATGCGGATTTTGTTTTTTATGAGGACAATATCCAGTATTTAAAAGCGGTTTGTGATCGCTTTAATATCCGGGGCGTTTATATTCCCTCGGTTCAGGGTCACTGATAATGGGCGAAAGCCCATTATTTAAGATTAACTTTTTGGAGAAAATCATGCAAATTGGAAAATTGAATATCACCGAATGGACTTGGAATAATATGAAATTGGCTAATCCGTTTCTGATAATCTGGAAACTAATCTGGATTATTCCGGTGTATATTGCCGTGATTATCTTTGCCATTATTATGACTGTATACAATTTTGATATGGGCGCATTTGGGAAAACTATTAGAAATAATATCTAATACTTTGGTTCCCAAACAAAAATGAATACTTTGGTATTCATTTTTGGCGCCAAAATTATACCATATAATTTTGGCCCGTGTCAACCCCTTTTTGCACAAAAACAACAAAAACAATTGTAACAGTCACGGCAAACTGTTACAAACCTGACGCCACTCTGACAGGTTTTGGGGTTATAATATGGGCATGTTGCAGGGTTGCAGCATCTGCGAATTCCGGCAGACTCCGGTAATACTTTGGTTCACAAAATGGCTAAAAAGCAATTCTTTGCGATTCTCGACACTGAAACTACCATTAACGATACTGTGGCTGATTTTGCTATCATTATCGTTGACCGTAATGGCGCGATTCATAATCAATGCGCGGTTTTGGTTAAAAATCATTTTGACACAATGGAATTATTCCATGATAAAAATGCAAATGATATTTGGGGTTATGCTGGCCTGAATAAACGTAAAGCCAATTATAATACCATGCTTGATAATGGCGTGCGTATGCTTGCCTCAGTTAGCGCAATTAATCGTTGGATCAATCAAGCCATTGGCAAATATAACCCGACATTAACCGCATATAATCTGGCATTTGATACTGCAAAATGTGCAAATACTGGTATTGACCTCACTGGGTTTACCTCACGATTTTGTCTTTGGCAAGCTGCCATTGGTAATATTTGCAATACCCGCAAATTCAAACAATTTGCCCTTGATAATCACGCATTTAATGCGGTTACCGCACATGGTAATATGACATTCAAAACTAATGCCGAGATTGTTTGCGGGTTTATTAATGGCGAATTCAAAACCGAACCACATACTGCCCTTGAAGATGCGCGGGATTTTGAATTGCCGATTTTGACCCAGATTATTAAAAAGCGCGACTGGCGCGATAATATCAAGCCGTATAACTGGAAAGAATTTCAAACCAAGGATCATTTTAAACCCGTTTAATATGTGGGGGTGATTATGTGGAAAATGCTCTGGATAATCGCCCTTTGTTTTCACCTACTGGAAACAAAACGGGTTGATTTTAAAATGGTTACAACTGGTTTTTGGATTCAAACTGACGCAAGGATTATATAATGGAAACTATCGGCTGGATTGGCGGGATTTTATTGGCATTTTGTGGATTACCCCAAGCGTGGGAATCGTATAGGACAAAATCATCGGCAGGATTAACCTGGGGATTTTTGAGTATGTGGTTTTTGGGTGAGATATTCACCATCATATACATAATCCCGAAATGGCATTGGCCCTTAATTTTCAATTACACGGCTAATATATTCTTCCTGCTGATAATCATTTACTACAAAATTAAGCCCAGTAAATAAAAATAAACCCCGAGATAATCGGGGTTTATTTTTGCTGCTTATATAAGCACATGCATATATAAGCAACTGCTTATATATGGGCGCCAATTATACACCTATAATTGTGCCCGTGTCAAGAAAAATCAAAAAACATATTTTGCGTGTGTGGTTGCAAAACAACAGTCTGGTGGTGTATAATATGGACATGGACAAAACCACACTTTTAAACATCCTACGGCGTGAAACTATAATGCTTTGGGATACACTTTGCGAGATTTATACTCCATTGGTTCACAGAAACGAACCCATGGTAGAACTTAATCCCTACTGCTGGCGTACTGCTGGACTGTGTTTTCAGGACGAAAACCGCATACAATTGAGTTACAAATTTTTTGTGGCTAATACAAAATATCGCGATTACATGCTGAATGTAATACTACCGCATGAGGTTGCACATCAGGCTGACTGGTTTTTATATGGCGAAAGCGAAAAAACCTGTGGGCATGGCGTGCGCTGGTGCGAAATTATGGTACAATTAGGGCTTGAGCCTAACCCGTTTCACAACATGGAGATTCCCCGAAAATGATTACTTTTGTTTCTTGGTTCGGTACAGTTGCCTCAATTTTGGGCAGTTTTGCCGTTGCAACCAAAATGTTTCAAAT